AAACAGGAGATAATTATAATGTCATATACAGAAAGACCTAGCGAAGAATTTATTTCAGTACTTCGCAAATGTGGTGATTCCGATATGGAAGTCGCCCTTGCAGCACAAAGAGAATTTGCCAAGGCTTTGGAACTTCCTCTGCGTAAAGGCGTTCTTATCGGAAACATTCTTGGTAATATTTTCGAGACTATCAACGTAGAACCGGGCGGAAGCACTGAGTATCCTCTCGATTTGCTTTCTCCGGGACTTGAGGGTGAGCATGTTGCTTACACTAATCCGGGTCATGGTCGCGTTCCTGAGCGCGCAGTCGAAAGCGATTACGTCATGATTCCAACGTACAGCATTGCAAGTAGCATCGACTTCTTGCTCCGCTATGCTCGCGAAGCACGTTGGGACATTACTGCTCGCGCTATGCAGGTTCTTGAGGCAGGTTTTGTCAAGAAGATGAACGATGATGGTTGGCACACACTTTTGGCTGCTGGCGTTGATCGTAACATCTTGGTTTATGATGGTGACGCAACTGCTGGTATGTTCTCAAAGAGACTTGTCAGCTTGCTTCAAACTGTCATGCGCAGAAATGCTGGTGGTAACACCGGAAGTGGAGATCGTGGTCGCTTGACAGACCTTTACGTTTCTCCAGAAGCGCTTGAAGATGTTCGCAACTGGGGTTTTGATCAGGTTTCTGATGCAACCAGAACTGCGATCTACAATGCTGGTGGAGATGGCGCTCCTATCACCAATATCTTTGGTGTAAATCTTCACGACCTTGACGAACTCGGAGAAGGTCAAGAGTATCAAACTTTCTTTGAGAATGGTCTTGGCGGTTCTGTTCAAGGTAGTGACTCAGAACTTGTTGTTGGTCTTGACCAAGGCGCAAACGACAGTTTCGTTATGCCAATGAAGCAGCAAGTTTCCATTCACGAAGATCCTACCCTCCATCGTCAGCAGAGAGTTGGTTGGTATGGTTTCGCTGAACTTGGTTTCGGTGTTCTTGATAACCGTAGAGTTATTCTCGGAAGCTTCTAATTATACTAATAATTTAGTATATCTAATGGAAAGGTGGTTCAAAAGAATCGCCTTTCCTTTTTTTATGTCTACGCAAATAAATGTGTATAGTAATATATACATGTATGTTTAGGACTTGTTTTTAGGAGCAAAATATGTCAGCACTATCAGATTATGTAGAATCTGGTTTACTAGACCATATCTTTCGCGGGGGTTCTTTCCCCAAACCATCTTATTTGTCAATTGCGCTGTGTAGCGGTACACCTTTAGACAATCAATCTGGCGTTGATATGGGAGAATTACCACAATTTTACAGCGACGGCACAACATCAACAGGTTACGAAAGAATTCTTATCGGTCCCCCTGCGGACTCTGGAGATGCTTTTTGGAAATTTTACGAAGAAGATTACAATGTCGGTAGCGGTGTTATTAAGAATTGCGATAAAATTATCTGGAACACAGCAACAAAAGATCCATCAAATACAGACTTTGGGTGGGGTTGGGTTTCTGGTATAGCAATAATGGATCACCATGAAGTCGGATCTGGCAATATAATAATGAGAGCTCAATTAGATAACCCAAGGATAGTTTATGCGGGTGACACACTAATGTTTGATGCGGAAAAACTTCTCGTTAGCTTTAAATAAGGTCCAAAATGACTATTAGATCTAGAGACGAATTTCAAAACCTAGTAAATTCTCTACTCCCAGATAATACTTCTAGAGAGATATCGCCAGAAGACATGAGATCAGTATTTACTGATCTTGCAGATTCTATTGGTTCTTTTTTGGCAAAACAAGAAATTGTTTCACTAAATTTCGCTACGCCAAGCACTAGAACAACAATAGCAGGCGAAGATGCGCTAAAACAAATAGGGCTAGCAGGAAGATCTTCAACAGACAACTCTGCCCTAGGTTACGGCGCATTACAGTTTAGTTACACTGGAGAAAGAAATACCGCAATAGGTTCTGAAAGTCTAAAGTTTTTGTCTTTAGGTCATGATAATGTTGCTATAGGTAAAGACACTCTTTGCGCAACGACTGCCGGTTCTGGTAATGTTGCACTAGGAAACTTTGCTTTGCAAAAAAATAAAAGAGGTGACTTTAATATTGCCATAGGTTATGGCGCTGGTCATTATGTAGATGATAATTCAAGTTTTAAACTTTATGTAGGTTCTTTTCCTGATGCCTCTGGGGATTGCGATACCACATATGATCAAGGTAAACCGCCCCTTATTTATGGCGATCTACTAAATAATCAACTAGGAATAGGTGTTAAGTCATTCCACAATGACGATACTGCGCTTCAAGTTTCCGGCAATATAATACCACACGAAAGCGGTGGTTCATTTTCTCTAGGTAGTGGTGCTTACACTTGGGACGCACATCTTAACAATGTCTTTATATCTGGAAGTTTAAATTACGCTCTTGCGTGGAATTTTAATATAACTGATGGTGCAGTCGCACCTAATCTCATTGCAAGTGGAGACACTGTTCATATAAGCGGTGTAAGCGGGGTAAAAACAGAATTCCTAGACTCGAATGAAAATAAGTATTTATTTATATCAGCAAGTCCAGTCTCTGGTTGGGCAGAATCAAATTTAAACTCTATATCTGGAGATAATGGTTTATTACACAGTATTTCTGGTTATCCAAACGGTTTAATTTATCAAGCTAGCGGTTCGCTTGCCAGCGAAATAAATGATGTTTCTGGGGTTGGCGGTCACATAGACCAAGTTAGCGGTTGGTCGCAATATAATTTCTCTGCCATAAGTGGGTTTCCAAATGGCCTGTTATACCAAAGCAGCGGGTCTCTTGCTAGTGAAATTAATTCTGTTTCCGGGTTAGACGGTCTTGTTTACGATGTTTCTGGCGCTCTTGGTCAATATCCAAATGGTTTAATATACGTCGTAAGCGGTTGGAACAAAAACTATACAGATTCACAAGTTGGTGCTGCTGGTGGTTATACTTTCTGGGAAATAGAAGGTCAATACGGAGCGTCTGGTCAAGTTCAACACTCAAACACTGTAGTTATAAGTGGTATAAGTGGTGTAGAAACAGAACTTCGTGGTGCAGACCCCGGAAACTTCTATAATCTTGTTATTAATGCTGCTCCAGTTTCTGGTTATGTAGATGACAGAGAAGCTGTTTTAAATGCGTCGATAAGTACCAACTCAAACGACATCGACGAGATTACAGATACAAGATTACCACAAATCTCTGGATACCCTAATGGTCTATTATATTTGGCGAGTGGTTCGCTTGCCAGTGAAATAAATGACGTTTCTGGTGTTGGCGGACAAATAGATTCTGTTAGTGGTTGGACTTATGATAACCTAAATCTTCTCTCTGGAGTTCATGATGGTCCTCTTTGGGGAGGTAGACCATCAGGTTTGATATTCCAAGTCAGTGGATTTTTGAAACATTATATAGACAATAAAGACTTAACTGCTGGTGGTTATAATCACTGGAAAGTTGAAACTATAGATGATTACGACATAACAAGATCTTCTTTTGACGTTGACTCAAAAGATACAGTATTATTCTCTGGTGTTGATGGTATCGCGATTAGTGGTTACGAAGACGCCAGTCTAAATACAGTTGAGATAAGTGCATCTCCTATTTCTGGATATCTTGAGTCTAGACTCACATCTATTATTGAAGATGTAGAGACAAACAGAGAAGTTAATAACAGTCAAGCAACTTCTATTACTGATCTTGAGGGAAATATAGCGTCAACAGGTAGTACGCTTTTAAAAGAGATAGACACAATCAGTGGCGTAAACGGAACTTTAAAGCAAACAAGCGGAAACCTAAACAATACAATATCTTCTTTGTCGGGTTATTTAAGCAATTATCCAGAAGGTTTGATTTATTTAGTTAGTGGTTGGAATAAAGATTATACCGATACTCAGGTAGACTTCAATGTAGGTGAAGATGGATACGGTTACTGGAGAATTGGTGACGCAACAGACATTAACTACCAAGTCGGATCAACGGATAAAGTAAACGCAATCGGCAAAGATGGAATTTCTACACAAGTAAGACAAGATGCCGGTATAAACTATTTAGATATCTCTGCCTCTCCTTTATCTGGACTGATGGCAAATGACCTTAATAGCATCTCTGGTATCGGCGGTATAATAGACGAAAGAATAAAAAGTGCTGGTGGAGATGGAACGTTTTTTGCTTGGGTTCTTTCTGACTCAGTTAGAGATTCTCAAATACAAGGAACTGACAAGGCAAAGTTTGTCGGTGTTTCTGGTATAGAGACTTTCTTGGAAGTAGACAACGACAAAGTTCTGATATCCGCACACCCTCTTTCTGGATATCTTGACTCTAGAATTGATAGTGTATCTTCTCAACTTGACTGCATAAAAGGTGTGAATTGTCCAGATTCAAACACAGAATGCTGCGATAATGTTAGCGGTTGGGCATTAAGTAATTTTAACACCCTAAGTGGTATTGCTCCCACAGAGTACGGCGCA